AAGGATTGACGAAACTTCATATCTTGTGTTATACTATTCATGAGAGATAGGCTTCCTTTCTGATTTGTATTTGTGTGGTAACTTTATTTTATCAGATTTTTGCCTATCTCTCTTTTCTTTTTTCTTAATTTTGTCCAATATCTATTGTAGCACTACAATGTTTTTCTGAGCTTTTTTCATTATTCTATTGATTTTTCTTTCATGAAGTGGTATACTGATAAAAAGAGGGAAACATCGGATAAATGGGTTGTCCTCGATGTACTAAAAATAGTCGTAAGTTTGGGCGCTTGGGCGGCTATTTTTTTATGTTTTTCACAAACTCTGTAAAAGCAAGGATCAACATAATACCTAGTATTGTGTATATGATATTCATAGCATCACGCTCCTTAAATAAAATTTGACCATAAAATTCCCTTAAAAATATAAATTGAAAACGTGTGGGAGAACAAATCATTTATCATTGTGATAATTTCCGCTAAGAAAAAATCAATAGTCCTGATGATTAACGCCCTATAATATATTTTGTTCTATTGTAAAGTTACATAGCCTGTTGATATAATCGTTTTAATTTATAAAAAAAGAGAGTTTATTGTGAATAAACTGTAAACATTTTAGAAGTGAGATTTACGCAGACTACAAATCAGTTTTCATTTTTTGTACTGAATGTATTATTGAAATAACGATACACTTATACTCCTTAAACATATAAAACCATATGAAAGATAGACGTTGAGAGAAAATCTTGCAACGTCTATTTTTTTAGAAAAGTGTTGACATTATGCGTAATATATGATATAATATATACAATCAAAACCACTCTTGCTTAAATAAGTATGAGTTATCTTATCGGGAAAAAGACTTGCAGAAATGTGAGTCTTTTTTTCGTGTGTGCTATATGTGTCACAATTGCACTTCATTATAGAAATAAATGTATTCACTTGACAAAATACATATATTATGATATAATCTATACATAGCAAATAAAAAGAAGGTAAATAACATAAGCAGATTTTAAACCATTTAGGGTGGAGGTAAACGTGGAAAGTATGAAGTTGATTACAATGAGAACATCGAAGAAGATGTTTAATGAGATAAGTTCCTATGTCTTATCTGTTGGCAAAACGCCCTCGATCGTTGTGGAAGAGGCATTGAAAAAGCTATTATCAGCAAAAAATGTGAACATATCTAGTGAAACCCTCAGAAGAAATAATGAGGGCGACGATATGCGTACAGAAACCTTTGGAGTATATATTCCAAACGAATTATTTGAAAGAGCTGACTTGTTGGCAAAGCAGGTAGGTGTAGCAAGAAGCAAGATACTATTACAGGCAATTGCAGATTTCTTTGATGATTTAAAAAAAAGTAAAAAGGAAAGTCAGAAGAAAAATATAGAGTCTTTGTATGAGGCGTTCAATATTTACAACTCTCTTGATGATGTAACTGCTATCCCTGATACTGATCCACGCCGAAAGAAAATCGTTGACCTTGGCACATATGGTAAACTTGTTTTTCAGAAGGTGTTCCACCGTTGTGAACAAACGGACAAGGATAACGTTATCCTGACTTCTGATAAGCAGGAGCAATGGGCTGAGATAGACGAGGACGGTGTTGTGCAGAATATAAGCTACTGCCCTTATTGCGGTCTTAACCTGAACGATCATAAAGGCACAATAGTTGTGCTTAAAGCAAATACTTCCGATGAACAGTGGCAAGCAGAGTTTGAAGGAGCTATGATGTAAGTGATAAAAATAAGAGTAGAGGGAGAGCCGAAAGAGGTTGAGAAATTTGTGCGCCTTTTAGAGAAAAAGGACGTTCGTGTATTGAGTGAGAGTGACGATTATAAAAACCGTAACTCTGTTTATGTGAGAAGATACTTAGACGTGGATATAAGCCGACAAGGGGGAGAATAAATGGAGAAGAAAAAAGTAGTGATACCAGTAATCATTTGCATATGCGTATCTGCACTTCTTTCGTTTCTCATAGTAAACGGCATACAAATAGCCATGTGCGACAGCCTATATTACAAATTAAAAACTCTTGAATATGAAAAGCATCGCCTTTGCTATGTTCTTGCCGATAATACATCTTATGAAAAACAGATAGACGAAACCAAAACGAGGTATATCCTGAGTATGGATATGTCTTTTTTGAAAGAGGCAAGTTCAGACGAAGAAACGATAAGAAAGCTTGACGATGTGGACGAGCAGATACATCAATTGGGCGATGATTATATCAATGCCTTTGAGGGAATATTCGGCACAAAGAAGTTGAAGTCAAGCGAATATTCCGATAAACGTGCTGTGTACAATGATTTACTGATTTTTAATGGCAGGGAAAAAGATGAATGAGATTATAATCAGCATCAAGCCTGAGTGGTGCAGAAAAATAATGACAGGGCAGAAAACGGCAGAAGTCAGACGTACAAAGCCAAAACTGAACACGCCTTTTAAATGCCTTATTTATTGCACGAAGGACGCTAAGTCAAATGAGCTTTACAAGGGCAAGGTGGTAGCTGAGTTTGTTTGCGATAAGATATTTAATATTGATGCAGGCAACAAGGCTGAGATAATCGAGAACTCCTGCCTCACCGAAGAACAGTTGGAAACGTATGGCGGAAAATATGCTTGGCATATTTCTTGCTTAAAAAAATATGTTCCAGTATTGCCGCTTGAAACCTATTTAAAAAAAGCTCCGCAATCGTGGTGCTACATAAAAATGTGACATATGTGTCCACTTTTGAGCAAGTTTTGAACTTGCTCTTTCTTTTTGCGCCGAAGCCTATAAAACGCTGCATAGCTATCACGATACAGCGTTTGTATATAAAGAAATATGATGAAGGTGGTTGGGCATGAGGCTCATTTGTTGCTTAAAATTTTATATTTACTATTGACAAATGTAATGTAATATGATATAATATATATATAAGATAACCTACTTTATTAAAGGAGTGCTGATTATGGGCAACGCATTAGTTGAATTTTATCCGACACCGAAAACTCTCATTGATAAAATGCTTGACGGAATAGATTTTAATACCGTGAAAACCGTATTAGAGCCAAGTGCAGGAAACGGAGCTATCGTTGAGGGTTTGTTGGAAAGAAGTAAACAATCATATCGTGGCGAGGAAATAGACATTGACGTAGTGGAGATAGAGCCTGATTTTCAGAAGATTTTAAAAGGCAAGGGATATAAGCTTGTGTATGATGATTTTCTGACTTTTGAGGCAGATAAGCACTATGACCTTATCATTATGAACCCACCATTTTCAAACGGTGATAAACACCTTTTGAAAGCGTTGGAAATGCAGGAGAACGGCGGCGAGGTAATCGCTATTGTTAATGCTGAAACTATTCGCAATCCATTCAGTAATCGCCGCAAGGAACTTGTGAAGCTGCTTGAAGAATATAACGCTGAGATAAACTATCTGCCTTCTGAGTTTACAAGTGCCGATCGCACAACAAACGTTGAGGTCGCAATGATTAAGGCTAAAGTGCCTTGTGTATATAAAAGTGATATTCTGAAAAATCTTGAACGTTCAGAACTGGAGCAAGAGGACAGAAACTTTGAGCCAACTGACGTTGCAAGCGGTAACTACTTTCAAAATCTCATTGACTCATACAATCTTGAAGTTGCCGCAGGCAAGAAACTTATAACCGAATACTTCGCTTTAAAACCTAGATTTTCAAGCAGCCTAAAAAAAGACTCTTACCAAAGAGATATTATAAAGCTTGAAGTCAATGAACATTCATATAAAGAGAATTATGGTGAAATGATTAACCGTTTCATTTATTCAATGAGATATAAGTATTGGAACGCTTTGTTCCATTCTGACGAGTTTATGAAGCTGTTCACAAGCAAGCTTAGACAAGACTTTATGTCAAAACTTTCTGAAATGAAATACTATGATTTTAACCTTTTCAATGTTCTCCAAATGAGAATAGAGCTATCAAGACATTTGCTTTCTGCTCTCGAGGACAACATCTTGCAGTGCTTTGAAGAGTTTAGTACGAAACATTCGTGGTATTCTGAATGTGCCAACAACATTCACTACTATAACGGTTGGGCGCATAACAAGGCACACTATGTAAACAAAAAGGTTATCATACCGCTTTCGGCGTGGAATGATATTTTTAAGAGATTTTCTTATTACAGAGTGGAAGAAAAGCTCAAAGATATCGAAAGGGTCTTTGAGTATCTTGACGGCAGCGACCGCATTAATTATCACGATCTTTCTTCGATACTCAAAGTGGCTGAAAACATGGGAGAAAGTCGAAATATTGAGCTGAAATATTTCAATGTTTCATTCTACAAAAAAGGAACTTGTCATATTGAGTTTACTGACGAAAAACTTCTGAAAAAATTCAACATTTACGCAGGCAGACAGAAAAACTGGTTGCCGCCACATTACGGTAAGAAGGCGTACAATGAAATGACCGATGATGAAAAAGCCGTCATTGATGAATTTGAGGGAGAACAGGCATATGAAGAGGTGTATGAACATTCAGAACAGTATCTTATTGAGAATAATGAACTTTTGAAACTTTGTGGATAGGGGCGAAAAACATGAGCAGAATGACAAAGAAACAGCGTGAAGAATTAAGGAAAAAAGAAATCGAACGTAAAAGAGAAAACTTAAAAAGGACGTATAATGCTTATCTTTTATATCACCGTTATAAAAATATAACGTGGATAGCAGAAAATGATATTCGCAGAAAGAGTGCAAAAATCATTGTAAATAATTATTTTTTCACAGTGTTTAGTGGAATTGAGCATCGTTGTAAAGAAAAGCCAACGGGATATAAAATATGGTGCAATACGATAGCGAGCTTTGGAGATAATGAATACTGGGTGTTGAGTAAACCGCAATGCGTTCAGGGTCATTTTATAGAAACGTGTCCTTTTTGTGGTGCAGATTTAAAACACCGAAAGGGAAGTGTTGTTCTCATTAAGACGAAGAGAAGCGAAGAAGAATGGCAAAGAGCTTTTGACCGTTCGTTGTGATATTATGTATCATCGAAGCAGAGTTGAGAAGCTATTCAAAGTAAAGGAGAAATAATATGGACGTATCAAAAATCAGCATGGAGAAAATCGAAATTGCAGTTAAAGATTTTAATCAGGAAGTATATTGGCGGAACGAAAATATAAAGAAATATGGAGAACCGTTCGGTATGTTTATAAAAATAGTTTATGACAAAGAGATAAACGACCTGTATGTTTCTTTTATCACGCACGAACTTTGCGAGTTATATTTCGGAAAAGATGACAGATATGTTGACCTAACAGAAAATATGGAACGAAAGGTAACAGTTGAAGAAATTACAAAAGCCTTGACGAACATCTAAAAATAACCCAAAATGCTTACGAATGGCGGTGCTGAGAAATCAGTGCCGCCATTCGTGCTATATGTGTCACAATTGTTCCTTTCCGAGTGTCAAACGCCTCACGCCTAACTGCTATAACATTTGCAAATATACGGCTTATGGTGAATGTGGTCGGGGCAGACCCATAATATAAATTCTCATTTTGCTATTGACAAAACGCATATAATATGATATAATATATTTATAAGATAATTCGTAATTAATTTTAGTGAGGAGTGGTTTTATGCCAACAGCAACAGCATTTGACTGGACTGGAAATCAAACGTCCATATTTTCCACGCTTGCCGCAAGTAATCATTCAAAGACCGAGAGGCAGGCTGATGATTACTATGCTACCGACCCGATAGCGGTTGAAAAGCTATTGGAAAAAGAACATTTCAACCATTATGTGTGGGAGTGCGCCGCAGGCGGTCTGCATATCTCTAATGTGTTGACTGCTCACGGATATAAGGTAAGAAATTCTGACATAACAAGTCGAGGAAACAGGAGCATAGAAGAGCTTGACTTCTTCAAAGCCGAGAAGGATAAAATGTCACCTGATATCATTACAAACCCACCATACAAGTATGCAAGCGAGTTTGTTGAACACGCCTTGGATATTTCAATGGATAGTGTTAAGGTTGCTATGTTCTTAAAAATTCAGTTTTTGGAGAGCAAAAAAAGGCGAGAACTGTTCAAAAAATATCCACCTAAGAAAATCTATGTTTTTACAAATCGAATGAACTGCGGTAAAAACGGTGTGTTTGGCAAAGAAAGTTCGGCGGTGTGCTATGCGTGGTTTATTTGGGAAAAGGGATATACAGGACTTCCGAATGTGGATTGGATAGATTAGAATGTAAGAGAGCTGACATTTCGGCTCTCTTTTTTTGTGAGCTACATATGGCGCAGAGGGGCATACAAAACGTCTCACGTCTATCACGATACAGCTTTTATATATGCAAGCCGTATGGTGATAGTGGTCGAAAATTCAGAGTTGAGAAAAATATTCATTTAACTATTGACAAAATACATATAATATGATATAATATATGTGTAAGATAACTTGAATTTAAAGGAGCGTTGAGTATGGAAGAGAAAGAATATCTTACCAAAGAGAAAATTTTTGCTATGATTGAGAGAGACATGAAAAAAGTTGACTTTCAAGAGCAGATAGGTTTTTTCTACAGCGAACAAGGCTACATCTATAAGTCTGATAAGAGCTTTGAAGAGCTGAAAGACGATGAAGTCTGTTACATACCTGAGTATTATGCTGAGGTCAATGACGAGGGCTTGCTTGAAGATGTTGATATTTATACGAAAACTGATTTTATGGAAATCTGCGGAAATATCAAATGGCAGGCTTCTGCGTTGTATGAGTGCGTGGATTGGCAGCACCCTGAAACCCTTTATGATGAAACAGACTGGGAAGAAGAAGCAGAATACTATGTGGAAAGTGCAATGTAATGTAGATTAAAGGAGAGTTAAAGTTATGAGCTATGATATCGTATTTCAGAGAGCGTTTGTAAGAGTTAATGAAAAGGAATGTATACCTATGGTGCTTATGGGTTGCAATAACCTGACGGAGCTTTGCTATGACCGTAATGGCAGACCATATGAAAGACGTGTGAGAAACTGGGGAACGTTGCACTATGTAAAATCGCCTGACGATAAGTACGATGCGTGCGTGACAGAGGAAGCGTTCTGCAAGGCTATTCCTGACGTTGAACACGAGTTCTTTCTGTTCAATAGCAGATTTCTGTTTAAGAAAAATATGAGAGCTTTTATAAGAAACGGCTTCAAACAGGCTTATACGGCAGAGGACTTTTCAATTTCAGGCAACAATCTGAGGTTAGAAGTGATAGAGTACAAAAAAGATAAGAACTATACTCAAAATTTCATTTACGGAAAAGTAGTTGAAACAACCGCAGATTTGCAAAAAGCCGTAGAGGAAGCAAGAGACGTGATGAAAGAGTACAACGGCGGAGAAATGCTTGTTATGGACGTTACAACATTTTATGATGAACAGGTAAGTAGGTGGAGTGCGTGATGAAGCCGATAGCAATGCTTGATATATCAGAGCAGGGCAGAATAAAAATAGTGGATAGTAATGGCGATTATGTGACATATGTGTCCACTACGGATATGAGTAAGGAAGAAGTTCTTTCGTTTTTCAAAGATTTTCACAAGGCAATTAAGTCCGATAAAGATATGTGCAAATTTTTGAGAAACATAAGTGGCGATATCGTAGAGATTTCCCCTTGCGGAGATTATGTTAAGCTTTGTGAAAAGTATGGTGCTGAGTATGTGAATGTTATCGGCTCATACTGTTTGAGAATGTCAGAATAGGAGATAAAAATGCCAAATAGTATTGCAACGTTGTGTTGGAATTGCAAACACGCCGTTCCAAAAATCAACAGGGAAACAGGTGGCTACATTACAGGGTGTGATTGGTCAATACGCCGTAAGCCTATACTGGGTTGGGAAACGTGCTGTCATAGAACGTATGCAGGCACGAACGGTATACTTGAAACATACACTGTAACATTTTGCCCAAAGTTCAAAGAGGGATAAGATATAAGAGGACTGAACATCGGTCCTCTTATATCTTTTTTTGTGACACATATAGCACAGCAGCTAGATGTGGAAATTATAAAACGCCTCACGCCTAGCTGCTATGGCGTTTGTATATAAGGCTTATGGTGATAGTGGTCGAGGGAAGTGATATTTATAGCACAAATATTTCTCTGAGAAATTTGCAAAATACTATTGACAAACGTTTTATAATATGATATAATATATACATAAGGATAAAAGGAGTTGAGCGTTATGACAATCAAGGTTAAAATCTATGATAAGGTCAAGTACGATCCGACAAGCAGAAAGACGGCAGAAACCATTTTTGAAAATGTAAAAGGTTTTGAAATGAGAGAACTTTCGGACGAAGAAGTTCGCCAAAATGGTTTTGACGAGTTTGATGAAAACAAGGAGTACGTCAAGCTTACTCTTGACAATGGAGACGTGGCAACATACAGAAGCTCTCACGCAGACTTCTTTAAGATTGATTAATTGAAAGGATTGATTAAAATGACAGAAACAACAGCGAAGATAATCACCCCACAGGCAACTATTATTAATGCGAAAGCAATAAGCACAATCGCAGAAATGATTGAACAGTCAAAGAGAATGTCACTTCTTTGCAGTGATGATAGAACGGAAAATATGTGGGTAGATAATGAACTCGTACTGCACTACACAACAGAGGGCGAAGAAAAGCAAACCATAATGTCACGTTGGTCGCTTTCTCAGCTCTGCACTAAAATCGGCATACCAGTCAAGTATATGTACAAGTGCATTGATGAACAGCACGTCAAGCTTGCTCAGACCAATATAAACGAATGGCTGACGGAGTTTAATAATAGCAGGGCAGGCGCAATTATCAGAAAATGCTACTCTGAAAATACAGAGTATAGCAGGGGAATAGTTTCGGAAAGATATTCACTTTATGATAACTCTCAAATTTTGACGGCGATAAACAAGTCTGTTAATTTTGATAACTATGATATCAGAGGACAGATTTTGACTCCCGAAAGGCTTCATTTGAGATTGACGAACAAAAAGAAACTCAATGTAAAAGAAGTCGGCGATTTGTTTTCTGGCATAATGATAGACAATTCAGAGGTAGGACAGGGAGCGTTGAAAATAACCTTTATGATGTACCGCTTGCAATGTACTAATGGTATGGTTATGAACACGCAAGCACCGCTTGTATACTGCAAACACTATGGCGGTACGATAGAAAAGTTTTCGGAAAGACTTCACACGCTTCCAAGACTGTTGAGCGAGGCAGAGGAGTATATGACTACACTCATAGATAGAAACATTAAAAAGAAAATGAGCAAGGAAGAGGTTGAGGAGTGCTTTAGAAAAATAAAGAAAGCACTTAAAATGTCAGA